TACCACCAAGGTTTGTTCCTTGTTTGGTTTCTGGCTTGGCGTATTACACTGCCATGAAAGACCCTGAGTTAGCATCAAGGGTAACAGCTTTGAAACAAGAATACGAGTTTCAATTTGAATTAGCAGCGGGTGAAGACACTGAGAGTGCATCTGCTAGATTTGTACCACACAACACATTTTATGGAGGATAATAATGCCAATTAAAATAGTCGCTAAGAAAAAATCAAAAAAAGATCCATTTAGAGCCGATAAAACAGAATCTTTAAATAAAGATTTTAGTAAAAGGACAGCTAAAGCTAATCAAGAAGCCATGAAAAATGTTAAAAAGAAAATGGGCGGAGGCATGATGAATAAAAAATCTATGGGATATGCAGGTGGTGGGTCTTTAAAGCCTGTACCAGAAGGAAATAAAGGTAAAGGTTTAAGTAAATTACCTACAGATGTTCGTAACAAAATGGGTTTTATGAAAAAAGGCGGCAAATTACCACCAAAACCAAAAACTGTAAAACAAGCGATAGTAGATAAGGTTAAAGAAAGAGCCAAGAAATCCGTAATTAAAGGTAAAGAAGGCCCTAAGTTAACAAAGACAGGAAAACAAATAGTTGAGTCAGTTAAAAAAGATTTTCCGAAGCCATTTAAAAGAGCAACAACAAAGGGCATGAAAGATGGAGGTAAGTTAACTTCTAACAAAGCTAAAATTAAAAAAGTCACTACTGGTTTAAGGAAAGCTGTTAAGGCTCATACAGGTCAAGCCAAAATGTTATCGTCTATAAAATTAAACAAAGGTGGAAAGATGATGAAGATGCGTGGTGGCGGTATGGCTGACAGAGGTATAAGTTTTAGAATGAGATAAAAGTTAACGGTAACTTATAGTGTCAAGATTAATATGTAATTTACCTGCTGTTCAGGTTTGGGTTAGAAAAGAATACTTGCGTGACCATGAGGATGGACATGGTAAATTTGTAAAAGGTATATGGGTTTCCTGTAAATCTTTACCGGGTAGAGCTTTTTACTTTGAAACATACTTGCCAGAGTACGGCGCCATGTTTGATAAGTTACCAATAAGTGCGTTTGTTAGTGAGCCAAAAACTCCAGAACCAGATTTGGATTTGTATAATTTACAGTTTTGGAATTGTATGGATTACAATGTAACTTGCATACAAAAACAGTTTATAGGTTCAATGACTTACGAGATATACACAAGAGATGCAGGTAATATAAAAGGAAGTTACATAGCAACATTAGATAATTATCATGGAGATATAGATACTGTAGATTTTAGCACCAGCGAAACACCGCAAGAGCATAAATCTCACAATTTGTTAGAGTTAGAAAATGGTCAGTTTTGTTTGTATCCAAACAACAGAACTAGAATTTACGACAATAGTTTAACACCAGATAAACCTTTGACACCTGATTTTTTAGTTAGCACTGATTATTATCAAGTTGAAAATGAAGGTAAGTTAGATAGATTTGGCGATAGTGATGAATATTTTTATAAAACAAAGAAAGAGAAATAATGTCATACTCATCTGGTAAATATGCATATGGAATATGCGACAAAACTGGTTTTAGATACGATTTAAAAGATCTTGTATTTGAATTTAGAAATGGTAGCAAAACAGGACTTAGAGTTGGAATAGATGTAGTAGACCCAGATCATCCTCAAAATTTTGTCGGGAGGGTTAAGCTAGATGATCCTCAATCTGTACAAGATGCAAGGCCAGACAGAGTAGAGCCTGCTACAGAAAGACTTTTATTAGTTAATCCTTTTACAACTGCGGCAGCAGATAGCGGTAGCACAGTAGTTACAGTTACGGAAAAAGATCATGGCAGATCTACGTCAGATGTTGTTAGGTTTAGAAACTGCTTAGGCTTTGATGGTTTAACAGCTGCAAACTTTGAATTAGCTACAGGATATGCTATAACTAAAATAACAGATGACACATACACTATAACCATTGCAGCAGAATCAACTGCAGGATCAGTTACTGGAGGTGGTGTGTTTGCTACAGTTGGACCAGTTACTTTGGAGGCTTAGATGAGCTTTACATTTGCACAGTTGAAGACAGCAATACAGGATTATACTGACAACACAGAAACATCCTTTGTAAGTCACTTGTCTGATTTTATCAAAGCAGCGGAAGAAAGAATATTTAAGAATGTTGATTTAGAGATATTTAGAAAGAATGTCACATCAGCATTATCAACAAGTGATAAGTTTTTAACCATACCCTCAGATTATCTAGCATCATTTTCCCTACAAATCACAACATCTGGTAGTGAAGCATTTTTGCTACAAAAAGATGTAAACTTCATACAAGAAGCATATGATGCTTCATCCTCAACAGCAACTCCAAGATTTTATGCACAGTTTGATGCAAATAATTTTATAGTTGGACCTACCCCAAACTCAAATTATGCAATAGAATTACATTACTATTATAGGCCAACCAGCTTAACTGCTGGTGCTGATAGTGGTACAACATGGTTAAGCACTAATGCGCCATTTGCATTATTGTTTGGATCATTGGTAGATGCTTATATATTTATGAAAGGTGAGCCTGATTTAATACAACAGTATGAGAAAAGATTTATGGATCAATTAACAAGACTTAAAGATTACGGAGAGGCAAGAGAAAATACTGACGCTTACTCTGAGGGTTTACCAAGAGCGCAGAGAACATAGGAGTAGAATATGGCAACAGCAAACGCAGCAACCACCTTTTTAGAAAATAGACTTTTAAGTTTAATTTTCAAAAACAATGCGGCATCATTTAGTTCACCCGGAGATAATATCTTTGTTGGATTAGCCACAGCAGTATCAAACTTTAATGATTCAACTGGTGAATCTGGAGATCCTACAATAACAGAAGCAACCTTTACTAACTACGCAAGACAGCAAGTTGCAGCTTCTGGCTGGACATTAACAACTGAATCTGCAAACACACAGAGTTGCACTAACGCATCTAATATTGAGTTTCCGGCATCTGGAGGCACGAACAACACAATTACTCATGTTTTTGTAGCAACTCATGTAAGTAACTCATTAGATGTTGTAGGATCTGGTGGTAATGTACTATTTATAGGAGCATTAGATGCAAGTAAGGCTATAGCAAGTGGTGATATATTTAGAATAAATGCTGGTAACTTAACAATAGAGCTTAAATAATGGCATTAGTATTAAACGACAGAGTAAAAGAAACCACAACTACAACTGGTACTGGCACACTTACATTAGCTGGTGCAGTCACTGGCTTTGAAACATTTGCTGCTGGAGTTGGAAACAGTAATACAACTTATTATGCAGTTACTTTGCCGGGTTCCTCAGAGTTTGAAGTTGGATTAGGCACACTAAGTGGTGACTCTAGTACGATAGCAAGAACAACAGTTATAAGCAGTTCCAATAGTGATAATGCAGTAAACTTTAGTGCAGGCACAAAGACAATATTTTGTACAATACCTGCATCAAAGTCAGTGTTTTTAGATGCTAGTGGTAATGCAACATTAGGAGCAGATCTATCTGTTGGTGATGATTTAACAGTTTTAGGTGGTGTAATTGATTTTAAATCTAATAGTGGATCACCAGCTTCTTTAAAAATGTATTGTGAGGTATCAAATGCTCACTTCCAAACATTACAGCCACAGCCACATTCAGTAAGTGCAAGTAATACTTTACGACTTCCAAGTAGTGGTAGTAGTGATACACAAGATTTAGTTGCTGTAGATATTACACAAACATTAACAAATAAAAGTTTGACTGCACCAACCATTACTGGCACTGCAACAATGGCAGATTTAGATATATCTGGTGATGTAGATGTGGATGGCACACTTGAAGCTGATGCAATCACAGTAAACGGAACTGCATTAAACACAGTTATTGCAGGTGTGACTGTAACTAATGCAACTAATGCTACCAATGCAGCACATGTAACAGTTACAGACAATGAAAGCACAGACGAAGAAAACTTAATTACATTTGTTGAAGACGCTACATCTAGCACTGGTAATGTAGGTTTGGAGATGGATGGTAATTTAACTTACAATCCAAGCACTGGCACAGTGACTGCTACAGTATTTAAAGGCAACATAGATGCAGTGGATGGCGACTTTGATGGTACACTAGAGGCAGATGCTATAACACTAAACGGCTCTGCTATTACAACAACTGCTACCTTATCAACTGGTATATCTAATGGTAATGTATTAGTTGCAACAAGTGGTGTTGCAGATAATGATTTTTTAAGAGTTGATGGTACAAGCATAGAAGGCAGAAGTGCTAGTGAATTATTAAGTGATATAGGTGCAACAAGTGCTACAGATGCAGCGAATGAGGCAACAGCTTTAGCAATAGCGTTAGGATGATAACATGGCAAATACTTTTAAATTATCAAGCAAAGCAGGAGTAACGAGTGCAGATGTAATCTACACAGTGGCAAGTGGCACAACAATAATACTGGGTTTAATATTAGGAAACACAACAAC